CGATCATTCACGGTGCATCGTGACCCCAGAGTTAATCCAGAAAAGGCTTGAGGAACTACAATCTCAGGCTAAACAGTACGAGGCTCTGCTAATGCAAATTAGCGGGGCTATTCAGGATTGTAACTACTGGCTAACTGTAGGGGAGAAAAATGCCACTGAAGAAATCGACAAGCCAGAAAGCGTTTAAAGAGAATATTAAGGCTGAAGTAAAGGCAGGCAAGCCCATAAAACAGGCTGTTGCCATTGCATATTCTGAAAAACGGCAGGCTGCTAAAAAGAAGTAAGCAATGTTATTGCGTCCGAAAAAACTAATAAGTCATTAATTTCATTACAGAAAGCAGAATAATTTCGCTTCTATAAAAAGAATGTCTAGAAAACTTCATCGTCCTACGGATAAAACAAGGCAACAAGCCCAGAGTGCTAGTGGACTTGGTTTGCCTCAAGATCAGATTGCTGCCTTGATTGGGATTGCTCCTGAGACGCTTCGCAAGCATTACGACCTAGAGTTAGGATTGGGTAAGGCTCAAGCATCGGCTGCGGTGGCTAAGACTCTATTTAACAAAGCCACAGTAGGCCAGGACACTACTGCAATGATCTGGTGGACTAAGGCTCAAATGCGCTGGTCTGAAACGGTTAAGCAAGAGTTAACTGGTGCAGAAGGTGAACCGTTACAGGGCATACAAGTAACTTTTGTAAAGCCCAATGAGTAATGTCAAAGACGTTATTGCAAAAGCAGAGTTTCCAGAAAAACTGGAAGGACTGTTCAGGAAAAGCCGTTACAAAGTAGCCTATGGTGGCAGGGGCGGTGCAAAGTCTTGGGGAATAGCTAGGGCGTTATTAATACTGGGTGCTAAAAGCCCAATGCGTATTCTGTGCGCTAGGGAATTCATGACTTCTATGCGTGATTCTGTCCACAAATTGCTGTGCGACCAGATTGAGTCTCTAGGATTGATTGGATTTTATGAGATAACGCAAGCTAGCATCCGAGCAAAAAACGGCACAGAATTTAGCTTTGTTGGACTTAAAAACAATGTTGCTAATGTTAAATCTTATGAAGGCATGGATATTTGTTGGGTGGAAGAAGCCCAATCAGTCAGCCGATTGTCGTGGAATATCCTGATTCCTACGATCCGTAAAGAAGGTAGTGAGATATGGATCAGCTTTAACCCTGAGCTAGAGACAGACGAGACTTACCAAAGGTTTGTGGCTTATCCACCTGCTGATTGCATTTCGATGAAGGTTAACTGGCATGACAACCCTTGGTTTCCTGATGTTTTAAAGTCAGAGAAAGACCAGCTGCGCGAGCGCGACATTGAGGCCTACAATCAAGTCTGGGAAGGATTGTGCAGGCAGTCAGTAGATGGGGCAATCTTTGCTAGGGAAATGTCCACAGCAGAGCTTGAGGGAAGGATTACGCGGGTAGTCTATGACCCTGCTAAACCTGTACATTGTGTATTTGACTTGGGATGGTCGGACAGCACAGCAATTTGGTTTCTGCAGTTTGTGGGGATGGAGACCAGGCTAATCAGATATATCGAAGATAGCCAAAAGACTATCAGCCACTACCTATCTACCATGCAAACGTATGGGTATGTATACGACAAGTTGTGGCTACCGCATGATGCAGAGAATAAAACACTGGCGGCTAACGGCAAAAGTATTGAGGAAATTGTCAGGGCAGCAGGCTTTAAGACTGAGATTTTGCCAAGAGTGCCAATAGTTGATAGTATCAATGCTGCTCGAACGATATTCCCAAATTGTTGGTTTGACAGAGAAAATGCGGCAGATGGCATTAATTGTTTGAGGCACTATCGATACGAGGTAGACCCTGACACTAAGCAATTTTCAAAGACTCCGTTGCATGACCACTATTCACACGGTGCCGATGCATTCAGATACATTGGATTAATGATTAAAGAACCAGCCAGACGCAAGCCCAAGCAACAGCAGGTTTCAGTTGGTTCATGGATGGGATAAAAATGGAAAAAGATACAAGAATTCAGGACGCTATTAAGTTTTGGCAATTGGTCAATGATGCTGACTCTATGAATAGAGCCGAAGCACTGACAGACATTAAATTTGCAGCTGGTGACCAATGGCCTGTTGAGATTCAGAATAGTAGGAACCTAGAGGCTAGACCTTGCCTGACGATCAATAAGATTGACGCTTATGTGCGACAAGTAACGAATCAGCAAAGAATGCAGAGACCCAGAATTAAAGTTCATCCTGTAAATAATCTGGCTGATTTTAAAATTGCTCAAGTAATTGAGGGAATTACGCGCCATATTGAGGTTAACTCTAACGCTGACACTGCCTACGATACGGCATTTGATTACGCTGTCAGGATGGGTTGGGGCTATTGGCGGGTTAATACTCGGTATGTGCGAGAGGATAGTTTTGACCAAGAAATCTACATTGATACCGTCGATAATCCGTTTACTGTCTATTTTGACCCTAATAGCATATTGCCAGATGGATCGGATGCAGAACGTTGCTTGATTACTACTGTTCTGGATAAAAAAGTATTCAAAGACATGTATCCAGATGCTGATGACGGGGCTAACTTTACTCAAAGATCAACGGGTGATGATTCCGCATCGTGGATTACAAAAGAAGATATCAGGATTGCTGAATACTTTTATGTGGAACGTGAGAAGGCTAAACTTTACCTGCTAAGTGATGGCACATCAGCATTTGCTGATTCTGCTAGATTTCTAGACAAAGTAGCAGCTGCAGGTTTAACTGTGATTGATACACGGGAGAGTTTTCGTAAAGCAATCAAGTGGGTAAAGATGACTGCGTTAGAGATTCTGGAAGAAAAGACTTGGGCGGGTCGGTTTATTCCTGTCGTTCCTTGTTATGGGGCGCAGGTTATTGTTGATGATAAGCGCAAGAAATACGGCTTGGTGCGTTTCGCTAAAGACCCACAGCGCATGTATAACTTTTGGCGCACATCGATGACTGAGAGCATTGCCTTAGCACCCAAAGCCAAGTGGTTATTAGCTGAGGGTCAGGATGAAGGTCATGAGAACGAATGGGCATTAGCTAACATCAAATCAAGCCCAGTTTTACGTTATAAGCAGACTGACATCGAGGGCAGGCAAGCGCCAGTGCCTACACGATTACAGCCAGAGCCACCACCAATAGGAATTATGGGTGCAGCCGAAGCTATATCCAATGACTTGCAGATGGTATTGGGTATTCTTGATCCTAATCAATTGCCAAGCGGGAATATCTCTGGCAAGGCATTAGCTGGACAGCAGAATCAGGTTGATCTAAATAACTTCCATTTCTTTGACAATATGACTCGTTCTATACGTCACACTGGCAAGATCATATTAGATTTAATACCGTTTATTTACGATACTCAGCGAGTAATGCGGATTATCGGTTCAGATGGTCAGCCCGATATGACCACAATCAATGAGCAGAGTGAGATTGGTGAAGTATTAAATGACGTTACGGTTGGTGAATATGATGTGGTAATGGACACAGGGCCAGGCTTTCAGACTCGCAGACAGCAAGCAGTTGAATCCATGATGCCACTGCTATCTGGTAATCAAGAATTGTTTAATATTGCAGGCGATCTGGTGTTCAGAAACATGGATTTTCCTGGTGCTGATGTCATTGCTGATCGGCTGGCAGCAATGAACCCAATGGCAAATATTGACAAAAAATCAGATATACCGCCACAGGCGCAGATGCAACTGGCACAACAGCAGAAACAAATGCAACAGATGCAACAACAATTGCAGGCAGCACAGTTAGAGATTAATAATCGTGGTCAGGTGCAACAAATGCGCGAAGATGGGGCTACCAAGCGTAAGCTGATGGAAGTCACAGCAAAAGCGCACAACACTGAAACTATGGCAGAGGTTAAGGTTAACGACCAGAATACTCGCGCGATTACTAGTCAGAATAAAACAGAAATTGATGCAATTGTGCAATTATTGCTGCACAAAATGGATACCCGCCGTTTGACGGATGAGATTGACAGACGAAACGCAGAGCAAGCGCAATACGCAACCATAGCAGCAGAAGATATTGGTCAAGGCGCTAGTCCATTTACTCAGCCACAAGAAGCTGCACCTCCACAACCACTGCAGTAAAGGATAATCATGCGTAGCATAGTCACATCACAAAACAAGCGCGAGTTTGAAGAATCTAAAATTGCTAAGAAAAATCTAGATTACGACAAGGATTTAAAGGCTGCTGATCTGGCTACAAAAAATGCCACCAAAGCTAAGACTGTGATAGCGCATGAAGCAGCTGCTGCAGCGCATAAACAGGCTACTTTATCAGCTTATCCTGTTGAGAATATTGAAAAGCACTTTATTCAGGCTAAAATCCATGCAGATGAAGCTAAGAAAATGATGCAGATGGAAGTTAAAAAACCTGAAGATAAAGAAGTAGAAAAGGAAGAAACTTCCACTATTAAGCAATTGATTTCAGACAGTTTGACGCAAAAATGATTTCGTGTTAAAAAGCACAAAACCTTACCAGTTGGGTCAACTGGGTTAATTCTTAGGGAAATCCTATGTCAGAAGCAGAAGCGCCGAGGATGGCGAGTAGTATTGTAACAAGTGAGAATTTAGCTGAGTTTAATGCCCAAAGAACTGGTTTAGCTGACCCAGAACCGAGCGAGGCTGCTGAAGAAGCAGAGCCGCAGGAGATTGAGGAACAGAGTGAATCGGTGGAGGTTGAGAGCAAAGCTGCACCAACAGAGGAACGGAAACAAAATCCTAAGTTAGAGAAGCGGTTTTCAGAGATAACTAAGCAGCGAGAGGCTGCCAGGGCAGAAGCCAAGGCAGAGCGCGAGGCAAAGGAATCACTGGAAATAAGGTTGCGTGAGGTTGAGGGTAGATTACAGCCGCAAGCTGAAGTCAAATCCGAGATTGAGCCACAGCCGGAGCAGTTTACCGATATGTATGAATATGCAAAAGCATTGACAGATTATCGGGTTGACGTAAGGTTGAAGGAAGAAAAGCAGAAGGAAGTGAATAATAGGATTGCTGCTGAACGTGAAAAAGTCATTAATACATGGGCTGATCGTGTTCAAACTGCAAAGAAGGAAATACCTGACTTTGAAGATATGGTTGGATCGGCAGACGTTGTTGTGAGCAACGAGGTGCGTGATGCAATCTTTGAAAGCGAAGTTGGTCCTAGAATTCTCTATCATCTTGCTGAAAATCCAGAGATCGGTCAGAAACTGCAAGGGATGACTTTAACAGCCGCATTGAAAGCCATTGGGAAATTGGAGGCAAAGTTTGAAACAACTGAGCCTATCAGTAAGACTGTTGGCAAGAGTAAAGCACCAGCACCGATCAATCCGATTCGGTCAGCAGCAAACGGGCGTGATGTGAATCTAACCGCTAATGGCGAGTATCATGGTTCATATCAGGCTTGGAAAGCTGCTCGATTGGCGGGTAGAATACGGTAAACTTAACCAATTAATTAAGGAATCAAAATGGCTAATAACCTACTTACCATCTCGATGATTACCAATGAAGCATTGATGGTCCTAGAGAACGAATTAACCTTTTCATCTGAAGTAGTACGCAACTATGACGATCAATTCGCCGTTACTGGCGCAAAGATTGGAGCAACTTTAAACGTCCGTAGACCAGGTCGTTTTATCGGAACTTCTGGACCCGCGTTAAATGTCGAAGATTTTAACGAGACCTCGGTTCCCGTAACTTTGGCTACTCAGTTCCACGTCGACACTCAATTTACAAGCCAGGATTTGGCCTTGAGTTTAGATTCTTTTTCAGATCGCATTCTCAAGCCTGCTGTTGCTGCAATAGCAAATAAGATAGATTTTGATGGCACGACGATGGCTAAAAACAACACTGCTAACATTGTTGGCACTGCTGGTACTCCTCCTACATCATTGCTTACCTACTTAACTGCAGGCGCATATCTTGATTCCGAGGGCGCACCCCGTGATGGTCGCAGGGCATGTATCGTTGAGCCATTTACCGGCGCAACTATTGTTGACAGTCTAAAGGGTTTGTTTGTTCCTAACGACAAGATCGGTATGCAATATCAAAAAGGCATGATGGGCCGTGACTCTGCAGGTATGAACTGGAAGATGGATCAGAACATTGTCAGCCAAACGTTTGGTTCGTATAGCACTGCCACTTTAGCTTGTGCCACGACCACTGCAACTGGCTTTTTGACAACTGGCTGGGCATCAACCTCAACCATTGCTCTGACTGCTACTACTGCTGTTGCTGCAATGAAGCAAGGCGATACTTTCACGATTGCTGGAGTTTACGCTGTCAACCCACAAAATCGTCAGGCTTACGGTTCCAACAAATTGCGTAGCTTTGTTGTTGTTTCTGATGTAACGGTTGCTACTTCTGGCACGACTTCTGTTGTGGTTTCTCCTGCTGTTATTTCTGCAGGTCAATTCCAGAACGTGAGCGTTGCTACCACCAGTGCAACTGCTGTTGTGACTCCGTTTAATCAAACGGGCGTAGTTTCTCCTCAGAATATCGTAATGCACAAAAATGCATTTACTTTAGCTACTGCGGATTTG